GTACTATCCAACTCTGCAATGTCCAGTCCCAAGCACTTTTGTCGCAAGACTGCGGGTTCTTGATGGTGTTAGATAGGGCACGGTAGCCACCGCCCCATGGAACCCAGCCAGCCAATATTGGAATTTTCATCCGTTTAGCTAGCTCGTCCACTTTCTCTAACAAACCCCCAAACAGGAACCTGTCCACGATGTTGTCAACTAGACCTACACCAGAAATGAGTCTCCACCGTTTAGACGCTGCCTTGCTCTTCTTATGGGGTTCATTTTTGATGAACAAATTAATGTCATCTCCACCAACTACACCCCTAGAAAGTTTGTCTAGACGTTCATGAACCATTCGGTACAATTGAACTAACATAAGACTGCTCTCCAAGATCTGCTTGTTAGTGGTGATACCCCAAGACTTGAAAGGATAACCGGGACTTTTCTTCGGGTCAACCTCTTGCAAGATCTTCTCAAAGATATCCCAGTTCATGTAGTCAGGGACACTGTAGAGTATTCCCAGATCCTGACAAACTCTAGTCACTACGACTTTGAATTCATCTAGACTGGGCTCCACTGTGTTCTCCTCAACCTCACGATATTTCCTTCCATGCCAACACAAAGAGTCTAATAAAGCTGCATCAGTGTCTGGCGGAGCCACATACTGTTCAGCAGGATTTCTTCCCAAGACGTTCACGATTTCATTCCAACGTTTAGCCACTTCAGGATTCAAAGCGTCAAGACTACCTAACTTGCTACTTCCTGTGTAGGGACAAGTTTTCTCAACTTCTCCAATTCCAGGTGCAGTTTGGCTTGTCTCTCCTCTTCCTTGGCACGTCTCTCCTTGGCTTTTGCCCTCTTCAGAGCACTTTTCGAACTTGTCGTCAAGTACTTCTTCGAAGACGCCAAGACATTGACACTTGCCAGTTCCTTTTCCAGTTGGCTTTTCTTCTCCAGCAGACCCTGCCGATACAGCACATCCGCCTGAGACTCCTCTTTCTGCTTCTCGCGTTGTTGTTGATTTTCCTCGCGAATCTCCTTCAGTTGCTTTTTCAAGCTCTGGATTTGATCCTCGAGTAGAGATGTGTCGCGTACCGGGACCTTGGGACGAACTGACTCTTTCGCTCTTTCGCTCTGAATGGCTATGAGCTTGTCTCTCAGTTCTTGTGCCTGGTCTCCCAGGCGCTTCTGAAAAACCGAGTCGAGTTCCTCTATGGTCTCAGCTTCGCCTCCTTCTCCCAAAATCTTCTTGACAACTTGAGCTTCAGTAGGATCCGATGGAATTTCCACGTTTTTCATCTTGAGTACCTGGTCCTCATAACTCACAGCGCCTTCAGGGGACTGAAACAGCTCATCGCCCAAAATATTCAGGTCCAAAGCATCGTCCTCTTCCATCACCGTAAATTTTCCCCCAGGTAAACACACCGCCACTTCTCCCACTAGCCCAGGAACCCGTCGATAGTCCAGACCTCGCTTTCTACGCTTTACGAGGTCCAGCAGGTAATCCTCAGTTGACTCGCCGTGACTAGTTATCGCTTGGATATAAGCCGCTGCGTAACCGTGGTTCACCAAACCACCACCAATATGAAGGCCTGCCAGCTTGTCACCCACGTAGTACCCGCATCCAGACATACCGCGCCGGGTTGAACCCCCGTAATGCAGCATGCCAAAAGACGCTGGCTCCACGTAGCCAAATGAACGGTGTCCTTGTAGTCGCACAATCTCTTTATCCAATAAAGGATTTCCTGACGCCTCAGCGAAAGTGTTTCCGGCAACTGGGATCGGCTTTGTCACCTTTACTCCTAGAGTTGACCAGCTCCTGTTGGGTATGTCCACTATGGCCAAGTCAGTGCTTATTATCGTGAGCTTTCCGTCCAGAGCTACTTGCTTGCCAGTTGGACCAATTAAGAAGCCATCGCGTGCACACTGCCACACATGATGTGGTAGTACCAGCCCTGCTTCAAATCTGATTCCATAGCCAATGAAGATCCCTTCCTTATCCAGAAGGGCTACTTGGTCCTGATGGATCGACTTGGTCTCTTCAAGCTTTGAGTTCTTGCGGATACTCTCGAATTGAAAGTCACTCTTGGTCATTTTGTAGACGCGCCTGCATTCGACGTCATCCCCAATCAGTTGGTAATCCTCTAGAGTCTTCCCTGTCACATTCACTCTCCTGAAACGTTGAGATAGCAACCTGCAAAGTCCCCGTATCATCTCCCACAAGCACAGTGTGGCCAAAATGGTGATGATCATTTCAACTGGTTCCATGATTCTAATGATCCACGAAGTAAGTGCAACACTCAAACAACCGCCCGAGGCAATTTCACA